AGTCATCATTTGGTGAACGTGATGTTTGGTTTACTCATGTTAATATGGAACATAAACCAGACAAAGATATTGCCGAAGCATTTAATTCTACGTGGTTATCCTCAAGAATTGATGCCGTTGCCGCAGAGGTTAGAGGTATCTATTATTCCGGAGAACAAAAACAAACAGGACTAAAACAATATGAACACATCCCTTGCTGCAAGCTGGATTACCCTTATATTAACGGTTTGGATGATTTTGTATCTGAACTCGATGAGTTTGTAGAAGATGGATGGGGAATAGCTGACCATCAAAAATCATACGGAGGAAAAGATCATACTTGGACTTCTATTGAAATTATACCATTAATAGTCACGTATGGTACAAAGAAAGCTAAACAGGGGCAAAGGGGAGAGTTAAATGAAGAATACACTAAACGATTTCCAATTATTGAAGAGATAATAAATTCAATAACTTCTCTTGAAGATTGTTTGTGGTTAGCCGTTGCTAAAGTTTCTCCAAAAAAAGGTACGATAAAACGACATAGTGATAAAGGAATAGATAAAATGAATGCCGGAATACAAATTGGTAAGACGGCAAGAATACACTATTGTCTACGAACAAACCCTGAAGCATACTTTGAACTACAAGATCTTCAGGGAGGAACTAATACATATTACATGAAGCAAGGTGAATATTGGTATATGGACAAAAGAAAACCACATTCTGTATATAATAAGGGTGATACTTCTAGGTATCATATGATTTTTGATATGAAAATAACACAAACTGTGCTAGATAATTTGATAATATGAAAAATAAAATAGGTCCATTTGAATTTATAAAATCTATTAATGAGCATAAAAATATCATGAAAGAGGGTGATCCTATGACTGAAAAGGACTATATTCCGTTCCTTATCAATCGTGGATTAAGTTTTTTTCAAGATACGGTCATACAAGTCAATGAAATGAATAGGTTACATTTTCTTGATAATAAACTCCAATTCGATTATTTACTAAATAATATCAGACCACGAAAACGGTGGTCTAAATGGTTGAAGCCAGACAAAATTGATAATCTAGAACTAGTCAAAACATATTTTGGTTTCGGTAATGAAAAAGCAAAAGAAGCTTTAGATGTTCTCACTAATGAGGATATTGTAGATATTAAAAGTAAACTTGCAGAAGGTGGAATGGAGAAATATGACGGCACTCATCGAAGAAATGGTTGAATGTACTTTAGCCGAACCAGATGACTTTTTAAAGATTAGAGAAACCCTTACAAGAATTGGAGTTGCGTCAAGAAAAGACAAAACGCTGTTTCAATCTTGTCATATATTACATAAACAAGGACGATATTATATTGTCCATTTTAAAGAATTGTTTGCACTTGATGGCAAACCTACTAACTATTCAGAAAATGATCAAGCGAGAAGAAACACAATAGCAAACCTATTGGCAGAATGGGGTCTTATTAAATTAGTAACCCCTGATCAAACAACTACTAATGTAGTTCCTTTAAATCAATTAAAAATTCTTGCATATAAAGAAAAAGATGAGTGGGAACTAACCGCCAAATATAATATTGGAAGCAAAAAAGTGAATTATGAGCACAACAGCGAAGAACAAAGTAGAAAAGAAGAATAATACCTCTACATTATCAAAATCACCAATGAATGAAGAAAAATTAAAATTCTTCAAATTAAACGATACAGTACAATTACCAACATTTGCTACAAGAGAATCGGCATGTTTCGATTTCTATGCAAATTTGGTTGAAGGTGGTGAAATAGAGTATTTTCAAGCAATCTCTACTAAATCAGTACCACGGCGGATTGCTTTTGATATAAATAAGAGTAATACGTTTATACAGCTCAATAATATGGAAAGAATGTTGATCCCTACAGGACTTATCGCAGATATTCCAGTAGGCTTTTCAGTTCGACTACATTCAAGGTCTGGTCTGGCATTTAAACAGGGAGTTTATCTCGCAAATTGTGAGGGAATTATTGACAGCGATTATGTCGATCCCATTTTTGCAATGGTTACGAATATCAGTAACGTACCCGTGAGAATTTATAATGGAGACAGAATATGCCAAGGAGAACTGGTTCGATGTGAAAAATATACATTGAATGAGTCTGATGAAGCCCCCACTCAAAAAACAGATAGAGATGGTGGGTTTGGTTCAACTGGTACGTAGTTTTTTACTTACCAATGTCTTTAAATTTATAACGGAGTAAAAATGTTAGAAAAAGCAACAGGCTGGATTAAGAGCCTAACAGAAGCAGGTCTTGCGTTAATCGCATTAGGCGTGGTTCTTCAAATCATTTTTGGAGCAGCGGTTCCTTTCATTGGCATTGATGTCATTGGTTCAGTTACCGGATTAGTTAAATCACTTGGAAGCGAAGGCCTAGTTGGTCTAGTTGCCATTTGGGTACTTTGGGGTATTTACCAGAAGTAGTCACTTGACAAATTCAAAAAGTATGTTATAATATAGTAAGTGATTTTTATATTATGGAAATACAACTGAAAGGGGTGCTGGTAATCACTTGCGTGTCCACACCCCTTTCTTTTATATTATGAATGAAAATTGGTTAATTGAAACAAACGAAATGGAAACAAAATTTAAATTAGTTGTAAAAAACTCGGGCAGTTATACTGCCGATTCTTTTTTAGAGTTAATTTGGATAGTTTTTAAGCATCGATGTCAGCATCTTTTAAAAGGAGATGGCTTCATCGATTGAGGTTGTCCATAGTGGAAACCTCGACAAGATCACCCGCTCTAGCGAATGAGGGGTGAATTTTAAATATTCTCGCTTTATAAGGAGGAATAATGGTACAATTTCGCGCATCACATATGCCCACAAACTTTGGGGATATAGAAAGAGCTCTAGGATTTTCTATAGGGTTCGATTCAATGTTTGACCGTTTGCTTGGAGATTCCACGCAACATGTTACAAACAGTCAAGGGTTTCCCCCATACAACATCCGAAAAGACGGAGACACCAAGTACTTCATTGAAATGGCCGTTGCTGGTCTTTCAGAAGAGGATCTTGAAGTCGAATTAAAAGAATCCGTTCTACAAATTCGGTCTAAGCAATCAACAGAAGATGAAGCTAATTATGTTCATCGTGGGATTGCCAAGAGAACATTTGAAAGGGCTTTCACTCTTTCTGATGATATTGTTGTAAAGGGTTGTGACCTTACTAACGGAATGTTAACCGTTGAACTTGAGAGAGTAATTCCAGAGGAAAAACGAGCACGTTTAATTCCTATTGGAACTAAGAAACTCAAGTCGATTAACTAATTCGATGCGCCCATCAGTATTTTATACTGGTGGGCTTTTTAGTTCACTAAATATTACAGAAACAAAAACCTTACATTAGGAGAAAAAATGTGTAATAACGAAGAATGTAAATGCGAAAACTGTACTTGTGAACCTTGTACATGTACAGCAGAAAATCAATGTGGGTGTGAATAATTAAGGAGAAAAATTATGTTACCATTAGCGGGACTATTATTTAATGTTATTTCTAGCCTTGTCGTAGACAAAGCAACAGATTTAGCAACTGAACATGTGGAAAATATGTTAGAAGATATCCTTCCAGAAAGTGCTAAAAAAGAATTGGATAAAATCATAAAAGAAGATTCACACCATACTTTTGACAATGCAAAAGATGCATTGATGGGTGCGGTTGAAGGCAAACTACCTATTCTTAAGGCAGATGGAACACTCAAACCAATAGAAATATCATTTAAAGTTACGTATGATCCCACATCTGGATCAGTTGACATAGAAAAAGAATAAGGAGATTATGACTGAAAGAATAAGATTATCTAAAAACTTTTCGTTATCTGAAATGGTAAAAAGTTCTACCGCCGAAAGATTGCGTGTGGACAATTCACCTAGTGATATTCATCTTGTGAATCTAACACATCTTTGCATTAATATTCTGCAACCAGTTAGAGATCAGTTTGGTGTTATTTCAATCAACTCTGGTTATAGAAGTCCTGCACTAAATGCAAAAGTAGGTGGCTCTAAAACAAGTCAGCATTGTAATGGACAAGCTGCAGATTTTGAAAGTTTTTCAACACCAAATCCAGACTTAGCTAAATGGATTACTAAGAATTTGGATTTTGATCAAATTATTTTAGAGTTTTATGATGGGAAAAACCCTAACA